GGTGCTGCCGGTCGAGGATGACGATCACTCGGGCACCCCGTTGATCGTGACAGCCGGGAGGCCGTCCAGCTTCGCGACGAGCGCTTCGTGCCGCTTGTAGAGGCCGCCCACCTTCCGCTCGATCGTGTCGAGCTTGGTGCCGAGTGCTTCCGAGCGGCTGTGACAGTCCTGCATTGACTCCAGCCACGCGACGCGGTCGGCTTCGTGCTGCTTCAGCAGCTCGTCGACTTGGTTCAGATGCTGGTCGACCCAGCGCTTGACCGCGGGCGCGACCGTCTGCGTCGAGAACCGCCAGAGCCCGAGTCCCATCCCGAGGAGCAGCAGCAGCGACGATGTCGGACCGGTGAGTAGGGACAGCGTCGCTTCGTCCACGTCAGCTCCCGAACCCGGCAGAGACGAGAGCGTCTGCGACAGCGTGCGCGGTCGGCTTCGCGTCCTCTGCGAGGAGGTCGGAGGGCGCTCGGGCGATGCGAGCCGCAGCGAGCGCGTCCGCGTCTGCCTCCGAGAGCACGAGCATCACTACCGCGCGCCCGTCTTCGAGGACGCCCGCAGACGCTCCCCCAGCGGTGTAGGTGCTCTGTGGCATCGTGTGCGTGATGCGAGAGACGTCTTCGGGGAGCGCGACGCCCTCCGCGGCCAGCTCGTGGATCACTCGCGGTCGGTAGCTCATGCGTCCAGCTCCAGGATCTCGACGCGGTCAACCGTCGCAGCGGAAGATCCGCCCGCGGAGTAGATCTGCGTCACGGCGTAGAGAGAGGCGAACGCGCTCGGGCCGGTGTCGATGCTGACCGCGGAGGTTCCCTGCGGAGTGTGCAGCACGGACGCGCCCGGAGTCGGGATCTCGGTCGGCATCGTCGTGCCGAGGGTCACGAAGCTGTCGCACAATCGACCGCGCCAGACGACGAACGTGCAGACGTAGTCCGCGAGCACGGTCCCGCTCGTCCGGAGCGTGCCTCCGACGGACTGCGAGCCGCTCTCCGAGCGCATGCCGCGAATCAGGTAGTTCGAGCCCGAGCGGTACTGTTGAATGCCGAACGCGAGGCCCGCGGTCCGGTGGTTTCCGCCGCTGGAGCACCAGATCCCCACGGTGTCGTTGTTGCTCGACCCGATCGAGGCGTTCCGCACGCGGACGTTGATGATGTAGATCTTGTCGAGCGCGCTCATGTCCTGCCCGTAGGTCGCAGGATCGAGCTTCCAGTAGGACGCGGCTTCGCTGTTGTTCGTGCTGTTGGAGACGCGAATGCCAGCGTTCGCGGTCGACGCGACACACGAGCCCGAGGACGTGTTGACCGTGTCCAGGTAGCCTGCGACGACCCGCGTCGACGTGTCCGCGCTGTTCCGGATGTTCGTGTCTCCGGCGCCCTTCGTAAGCGTGATGTCCGTCACGTCTCCGTCGCTGAGATCGATGTCGGTCAGGCCAGACCATCCACCGGCCGCAGCGGCCGCGACGTCGACAGCGTGCACCGCGGTCGCGAGGACGTTTCCAGAGCCGTCGAGCGCATCCAGCTCCAGAGCGAAGGAGTCGCCGTCAGCGCTGCCGCTGAACGTGTAGGGACCGAGCCCGGAGCCGCTGACAGTCGTCGAGCCGACAGCGTTCGTCACGCTCGCGCTGTAGGACGAGATCCGGCTTCCGGTGTCCGTGAAGGCCGAGAACGTCTTCGAGGCTGGAGATCCGCCCGCAGAGACGGCCTCAGAGGTCGACGCAGGAGGCTCGACGGGCGCGACGCTGCCGCTGCTCGTCGTCGTGCCCGTGACGGTCGGAGAGCGCGCCATCGTTACTCCTGCTCAAGCAGGACCTGAGCGAAGCTGCTCGCGGTCGTAGCCGAGACGAAGATGGAGCCGCCTCCGGTCGCGCGACCTGGAGCAACGCGCCACGTCAGACCGGCCGTCGGGACCGGGAACCAGTCCGTCCCGATCGAGGCGCCGTCCGTTCCGCTCGAAGCCATCGCCCCGAGCTGCGTCACGTTCGAGGCGTCGACGCAGAAGACGGAGACGCGACGTGCCCACTCGGGAAGGATGATCTCGCGCGCGTTGTTCGCGGTTGCGTCGAGCGTGACGCGAGTCGTGAGGAAGCCCACCGCCGGGAGAGCCTCAGAAGAGAGATCGGTCGCGGCCATGCTGCCTCCGTTGTCGGCATCCTACCGCGTGCGATGCGCCGCGGCTACCGGGAGACGGGCTCGAAGAAGGAGAACGTCCCGACGATGGCGGACGAGTCGATCTCCAGCGTCGACAGGTACGCCGGACCGTCGATGTGCACTTCGGGATCCACGAGCCGGACGAGGTCGCCTACCTCCAGCTCGATGAACTCCGGCGCGAGACGGTAGCGGACCGTCCGGATCTGCGCAGCTTGGTACGCAAGTCGCTGATGCGCGACGTAGTGTCCGCCCGTCTCTCCTGCGAGCCACGGCGCGCGGATCGTCTTCGTCGTCTGTCCGGCTGGGACGTCTGCGGACTGCACTCGGGACAGGAGCTGTCCAACCACGCTCGACTCCTGCGCAAGTCGCGCCCGCTGTCCCTGGAGCATCGTCGAGCTGTCGGCCGTGACCGTCAACGCGGGCTGTCCGAGGTTCGATCCGCACTCGATCTCCAGCGTGCCCGTCAGGTCGGAGAGGCGCCGTTCGTACTGGATGACACCGACGCGCCAGCAATCGAGATCGGCGCGCAGCGTTCCGATCGCGTCCGCAGCGGTCGCAGTGAAGTCCGCCGTGAGCGCGTACACACCGCGCGGACCGGTGCGCAGCGACAGCGGAAGCAGCGGAAGCAGCTCGCGAGAGACGAAGTCCCAGACGGAGACGCGCTCGTCCATGTAGCCCTCGACTCCGAAGGTCGGGACGCGAGACAGAGCGGCGTACAGCTTCGGCCAGTCGACCGGGAGCGAGGAGCTGGAGAGCACGAGGACGAGAAGCTCGTGCAGCGTCCGCAGCGGGCCGTCTTGCGTGCCCGCGGTCAGACCGTGGAACGTTTCGAAGTCGGAATGTCCGCTCGTGAAGGTGAAGCCCCAGCGATCCTGCGTGGAGACGTCTCCGAGGCTCTTCGTCAGCATCGTAGAGCCGAGCCCGGTCGCTACGATCTCGTAGATCGGGCAGACCGTGACCGTGCGCCCTCCGATCTGCTGATGGAACGGGATCGTCGTCGTCAGCCACTGTCCGGACGTGTCGTAGAGGTTCACAAGCGGGACGTCATCGGTCGCGATGTCGAGGTCCGTCGAGCCGTAGGCGCCTGCCTCCGTCGCATGCCCGCAGAGCATCAAGAGTCCGGGCTGCTTCGGTGTGCCGGTCGTGCGGCCGACGATGACGCTCGCGACAGCGCCCGGCACCGTCGAGCGCCACAGATCGACGTTCGCCGACACGTCCTCCGAGACGGTCGGTGTCCGCTTGACGCGGTCGAGGTTCCCAGGGTTCCCGACGAGCGTCGTGCTGTTGCGCCCGTTGCTGCGCCGGTCCGGGTCTACTGCGAGCGTCCCGAGGCTCGTCGGGATGGTGGCGGGCGTCTGGTCGGAGTCGAAGCGGTAGAGGTCGGGCCACGTCCCCTGGTCGACCCAGGGAGGAGCCTCAATGCTGAACTCGACGCGCTCTCCGTGTGCGCCGTAGGTCGGTTGTTGCACGTTCCCGACGAGCAGCACGCGCCGAGTGTCGTAGGACGTGCCCTCGATCCAGACGGAGAGCTCTGCCTGCGCAGTGTCGAGCCGGAAGCCGGCCGCAATCGCTTCCGCGATGTCATAGGGCCAGAGCACGGACACCGGGACGCTCTGTCTGTCGATGCTCTGCGACAGGTACTGGAAGGTCTCGGAGTAGGCGCCGACGGACAGCGTCGGGACGTGCGGGACGGCCTCGCCTGCTCTGGTCGGAGCGACTGCGCCCTGTGAGAAGTAGTAGTCGGCACCGTGGAACGTGACGCGACACAGGAAGTGCCATCGACGCTCGCGCCCCGAGACCGCAGCCGGCCACGCCATCAGACTTCCTCCTCGATCGTCAGGCGAGCGAGTCTCCAGACCTCGTCCGCGTCTTCGTTTCCGAGGATGGATTCAAGCCGGACCGGGCTCGTGATGCGCCCGTAGACGGCCGAGCTACGCGCTGTCAGGGTCTCCGTGTCCGGTGTGCCCTTCGCTACCCTCGGAAGGTAGACGACCGGATGCAGCGGGCCGGAGAGCAGGTCGAGCACACCGCGCACGTCGTAGAGCACCGCCCGCGTGTAGGCCGCGGGCTCGATGCCGCTCGTCGTCGTGGAGAGCATGTAGTCCGCGTCGGAGCTGTTCCCGTCGATCTGCGTCGAGTCGATCCCGTCTGTCCACGCGACCTCTACCGTGCGACGTGAGGGACCCACTTCGTAAGGCTGCCGCTGTCCGCCTCGCGCCTGATTCAGCTCGACGTTGTAGCTGGTCTCGATGATCCGGCCCCAGCTGTAGTCCGTGCCGAACGCGACGAACGGACCGACGATCGCGGTCCCGATCGTGAAGTAGCCGTCGGGCGTGCTCTGCGCGTCGATGCTGATGCGCAGTCCGCTGTAGCTGTCCGCGTCGCGGACGATGACCGTCGCAGAGGTCGGAGCGATCTCGCCCGAGCCCGAGGCGCCCTCCGTCCCGTCCACGTCCGCGAGCACGAGCCGAGGACGTCGCACGGTCCCGCCCGTAGCGGTCAGGAGTCCTCCGCGGGTCGACACGATCCGGCGCCGCTTCGTGGACGACAGCTTGATCCAGCCTCCGTCGAACTCGCCTTCGGGGATCTGCACTGTCTCGGTCGCGCTCGACAGCTCGATGACGTTCCCGGACCGCGTCCACGAGACGCTCGTCTCGAAGTCCAGCGCAGCGACCTGGACCCAGGAACTCGTCCCAGTGTCGTAGCCCTCCAGCGTGCCCGAGAACCAGTTGATGCCCGCGAGATGCACTCCCCAGGTATCCGATAGCGGCCCGTTCTCGTCGAGCCCGAGCCGGTCCGGGTTGAACGCGAGCGCGAGACTCTGCGCGCTCTCCGAGGTCGAGCGCCATCCGACCGCGGGAGAGGCCAGCACCGAGGGAAGCACGCGCTCGCCTCCGTAGCCGTAGGAAAGCGGGAGGTCGTAGGCATCGCCCGGAGCAGACGGACCGTCGACCGCGCGAACGAACGCGCCCGGCTGCAGCTCTGACCAGCGACCCGAGAGCGCGACCGGTGCAAGCTCGTCCGGGTTCACGATCGCAGCGCTCGTCAGGAAGCGGAGGCCGGTGTGATTGTTCGAGATGACGAAGAAGTCTCTCCAGGTCTGGTCCGAGAGGCCGGGACCGTCAGCACCGAAGCGGATGTAGTGCAGAGCCGCTGCGCTCGCGGTCAGCGTTGGAGCGACGTCCGCGACCACGGTCCAGAGGCTGTCCGCCTGGAGCGAGGCCGGGCGCCTGTACAGCACGAGGTCGCCAGACGACGGCCCGACCTTCGCGGCCAGCTCGAACTCCTGAAACTCGGTCATGTCGACCGACTCGGTCGCGATCGCGCTTCCTGCGACGTTGTCGCGGACGGTGACGCCGGACGTGCTGAATCGAATAGCGACGTCGAGGATGTTCGATCCGTCTCGGACCTTCAGCTGGACCGCGCAGAGGTTCGAGACCGCGGTACCCGTGTCGCACTTCACGGTCCAGCGGAGCCGGACTCCTTCGGTGCCGCTCCCGTCGGGCTGGAGCGTGTAGCTCTCTGCCTCTCCGAGTCCGGTCTGGATCCGCATCCCATCGATCCCGATGGTGTTCGTCGGGCTGCCCGTCGTCGCCCGCGTGAAGCGGACGTAGTCCGGCCGGTGTAGGCCGTACCAACAGTGCTCCCAGCCTACCGCGGCGTCTGGACGGGACAGAGCCGTCGGGCTCGAAGCTCCGAGCGTCTGCGAGTGGTAGCCGCCCAGCATCAGCACGGAGAGCGAGTCGTCCGACGTCGTGCCGTCCAGCTTCCAGTTTGTCGCGAACACGACGCGCCCGCCCTGCGCTGCTGCGACGAACGCGCGCGGGTAGTTGTCGACGTTCCCAGAAGCACCGCCTCCGTCGAGCGGGTTCGGAGAGCCGCTGTCGACGTCCCAGACCGTTCCGTAGCTGCCGGCGTACATCGACGAGCCCCAGCTTCGGAACGTGACGCCATCGGTGCACACCGCGCAGCGGACCTCGTGTCCGCTCGTCCCGTCGTCCGGCCGTCGCCAGTAGACCGCCATCAGTCCCGAGGACATCGAGACCAGAGCGCACTCGGGATCCGTGAGCGTGTAGAGCAGCGAACTCCCGACCTGCGCGACCTCTCCTCCGTCCGTCTTCGTGGGCGCGGAGCTGTCAGACGAGCCCGTCTCCGTGAACCGCTGGACAGCGGAGCCGAGCCGGTCGACCTGAATCCCGACTGTGATCGTGGACGCTGCGAGGCCGCCTGCGTAGTTGCTGTCGGAGACCTGCACGCGTGCGACCTCGAAGAGGCCGTCTCGCGCCCGGACGACCGGCGCACCGCCACGGTACGCGCTGTCCTCGGTCGCGACGAGACTCGTCGGCTCGTCAACCACGCGGAAGGACGCCCCGAGGTCCGAGCTGTGCCACTGGAGCAGGAAGTCCCCAACCCGGCGCCGGTTCGTGTCGTGGTGGACGAGATGCATCATCAACAGGATCTGCCCGTTCGCGTAGGCAGCTCGACACCGTCGCACGTCCCAGCCCGAAGCGCCGGAGCCGGGCGCTCCTCCGATGTCGATCCCGTCCCGCTGCGTCGCAGGATCGATGGTGGTCGAGCCCGAGAGCACCGATCGAGCGTAGACGCTCCACGTCGTCCCGCTGTCGTCGCTGTAGTACACGTCGAGGTTACAGGTGTCCGTCGTGCCGGTCCCGCTGTCCTCCGTCCAGGAGCCGCAGAGGAGCCGTTCGGAACCGTCCTCCCTTGGGACGCTGACAAGCCACGGGTATGGACTCTGTCCGCTGTAGGGCCGCGCTGCGATGGTCACTGCCGACGAGACAGCGCCCGTCCCGCTGTTGATGGTCCTGCACTCGACCTGCTGCACACTGCCGAGCGCGCTGCCTGCCTTCGCATTGACGATGACGACCGTACCGTCCTGCATCGTGAGACAGTCCGGGTCCGTGAAGCTCGCGACGCCTGCGCCGACACCGAGAGCGAGGGTCTCGGAAGCGCGGATCGCTACCGGTGCATCTTGTCCGCGGTATGACGTCGCGCTCTCTCCGTCCTGCTTCCAAGCGACACCGAGAGACTGCCCGGGGATCCCGCCCGCGATCGTGAGGACATCCAGAGCGGACTCGGAGTCTCCTCGCGCTTCGAGACGCAGAGAGGTCGTGCTGGAGGTCGAGGGACGTCCGAGCTGTCGACCGGCCTGCGTCAGACCGGTGCTCTCCGCAGTCCAGATGGCGGACTCGTCTCGCAGTCGCGGGTCCTGGATCAGTAGACCGCGAAGAGTGTCCCGGGAAGCGTCTGCCATGTCAGCTCCTGCGCCCGGTCACCCTATCACCGCGGAGCGCAGCACCGAGGGGCGATGGCGCGCTGATGTTGTCCTGAACGAACTCATCGAAGACGCGATGTCTGTAGACCATCTGGACCACCATCGGACCTCCGGCGCCGCGGCCGCTGTTCAGCGCGTCGACACCGCCCGGCCCGAGGTTGGAGACGGCCTCGCGCGAGAGGATCGCCTCTCCAGGCAGCACCGCCGCCGCGATCTGGTCGCCCGTCCCTGCGTTCACAATGCCGCCGCGGTCGAACGTCGGCGGCTTCGACGAGGCGATGGCGATGCCCTGCGCTGCCGCAGTCGCGACGACGGTCGCAGCCTGGATGCTGTTAATTGGTGGAGGCTGCGCGGCCGCTGTCAGGAGTCCCTCTGCGAGACGGAGCGGGATCATCGAGGCCGCTAGTGCCTTCTGAACACGGAAGAGCGTCATCGCATTCTTGCGACTGCCTTCGGTCCCGGCCTCCGCCATCGCGAGCGCTGCGGCTCCGGCGACATCCGAGAGCGCTCCGAGCGCGTCCGCGGTCGACGCTGCGATGGCTGCGTTCTCGCGTCGGGCTGCCTCTCCGGCTGCCTTGATGCGTTCGAGCTTCTCCTGATGCAGCCGCTCGTCGAGCGCCGCAAGCGCGATCAGCCGCTCCGAGTCCGCGACAGACATCGCAGCCTGAAGCTCCTCGCGCTCTGCGTCAGCGACCAGCGCTGCCTCGATGACCTCCGTCTCTCGGAGGTACGCAAGCTCGATTTTCGCGCGCTCGGAGAGACGAGCTTCCGACGCCTTGCGCTGCGCAGCCCGTAGCCGCTCCAGATCCCTGATGGCGGCATCCGTGGCCTCGGTGCCCGCTGCGACCGTTGGAGCGCCTGTGGCGCCGTCTGCGCCCTCTCCCGGAAGTGCCCGCGCGCGCTGTACTCCTCCGGTGGTCGTCTGGTTCAGAAGTCCGATCGCCTTCGTCGACTCGTCCGCGGCCTCTCCTGCGGCCTCGATGGCGTTCGCAAGCAGCCGGTACGGCATCACACCGGGCGCCATTCCGAGCGCACCGTTCAGGATCTCCTCTTGGTTCCGCTGGAGAGCCCGGAACGCTCCTCCGATGTCTCCCTTCGACAGCTCGTAGGCTACCTCCGCGAGCGGTCCCGCGAAGCTCTGGACCTGCTCTCCGAGGGTGTCGAACACGGAGCCCACGACGCGGCCGAAGATGATCACCGCGCGAATCGCCAGCTCGAAGACTTCGTTCACACCGCCCGGACCTCCGAGGCTGTCGACGAACTCGAAGAGGGCTCCCTGCGAGACGGTCGAGAGCGTCGCGATCGAGCGCTGAAACTGCGCCGCGCTCGCGGCTGCCTTCGGACCGACGTCCACGCCGAACTCGGTCGCGAGCTGAACGAACGCGTCGAGATTGTTGATCGCTCCGCTCTGGATGAACGCCGGTCCTGCCGATTCTCCGAGTGCGCGCATGGCTGCTGCGCCGCGTAGCGTTTCGTCCTCGATTGCTCCAATAGCTTCGAGCGTTTCCCGGAGGACATCGTCTGCGCTGCGGAGGTTGTCCTCTGCGTCTGTGACGTCAACGTTCAGCGCCTTGAACGCGTCCGCCGCCTCGCCTGTTCCGCGAGCTGCGTCCGCCATTCGCTTCGGAAGAGCCTTAAGTCCCTCCTGCAGAGCAGAGAATTCGAGCCCGCTTCCTTCTGCCGCTAAGCGCAGACCGGCAAGCGTCTCGATCGCGATCCCGGTCGTCGCGCTCGCGTCCGCAAGCTCGTTCTGAAGGTCCGCGAACGCCTGCGAGAGCGCGACGACGGAGCCGGCTGCGCCGATGATCGCAGCGCCCGCCATCGCAGCCGAATCCGCCATGTCCTTGAACTGCCGCTTGTTCGCCTTCGCTGCTCGTGCGGCTGCGCGTTCGGCCTGCTTGAACCCGGTGTTCAAGTCCTTGACCATCTGCGCCGCTTCCTTCTTCGTGATGCCGTCGAGCTGCCCGAGCTGTCGCTTCAGGTCGCCCAGCTCCGCCTGGAAGCTGAGGGAGATCGTCTCGCGTCCTGCCGCCATCAGAGAACTCCTCGGAGGACTGCGACAAGGTCGGCCTCCAGCTCGCGCGAGAGCTTCCGCGCCATCTTGCGTCCGGGTGTCCGCAACTGCTTGACGAACGCGGACTTCTTCGTCCCGATCCGTCGCTGCGCAGCGTACCGGTCGAGCGGGACGCCCTCCCTCCAGATGTGCCGCTTCCGCTGCTCGGAGGTCGTCTCGCCCGTCATCACTGACTTGATGTAGTACCCGTAGGGCGCCGTGTTGTAGACGGTCGCGATGATCGCGCTCCCGGTCAGCGTCATGCGCGTGCCGAAGAGGTCGATCGAGTGCTTCTCTCCGTACTTCTTCCGGGTCGGGTTGCCTTTCGTGTTCCGGTCAACCGGCCAGCCCTCTTTCGCGTCCGCTTCCAGCTTCTCGACCGCCTTCTGTAGGTCTCCGATGACCTTCCGCAGTCGAGCGGAGCGCGGGTCGACCGAGTCGCGGAGACGCCGAAGAACCTGCTCGGACTTGAACGTCAGCCCTCCGGTGACTGCCTGCGCCATGTTGCTACCCGCCTGTCCAGAATCGCTCGCCCTCGGTGGTCGCAGTGTACCGCGCCCGAGGCTTCTGCGTCGTGGTGGCCTTCTGCATCGCTCGGGCGCGGAGGTTGCTGTCTGCGAGCATCGCGATCCTGTCTCCCTTCGGCAGCGCTCTCCACTGGGGCGGAGTGATGCTGTACTCTCGACACAAGGCGAGAACGGCGCGGTCTACGCCTCCTCGCCTCCGGAGAAATCCTCGGCCGCCTCGACCTCCTCGCCTGTGATCAGCCCGTCTCCGCAGAGCTTCCAGGCGACGAGGCCGGCTCCGATGACCTCCGGAAGAGGGACGCCTCGGGAAACCAGCTCGTCGAGGACGGCTCCGCCGAAGGACAGCGCGTCGAAGCGGTGCGCCTGGAGCTTGGTGCGCGGCTTCTTCGGACCGTCCCAGCACAAGGCCAGAGCGGCTGCGAAGGCGCGGTTCGGGTTCGTGGTGGCGGCGGAGTAGACGTCCCAGCGTGCGGAGGCCGATTCCGGCGTCTTGAGCGGGACGTCTACGCCTGCAAGCGTGACTACTGGCATGGTGCTCTCTCTCTGCCCGTGTCGGGCTCTCAGGTCATCGTGACAGCGCCGTAGACGGTGCCGCTGATCGTGACGGTGTCAGGCTCGCCCTCTGCGATCGCCATCGTGCAGTGCACGTCGTCGAGCGTGATGGTGTGATCGGCTGCGTCTCCGAGGTCGGTGCCCTCGACGGTCAGGGTGAGCTTTACCGCGTAGACGTCGGAGCCCGAGAGCGTCGACACGTTGGAGCTGTAGCTACCCTGCTTCAGCACGAAGTCGACGAGGGTGCCATCAGTCGCGTCCGAGATGTCCGCGAGCTGCGCGCTGAAGGTCACAGTCGGGAACTCCCGAGCGGCGAGACGAACCGAGTGCAGAGATCCGCGCGTCTGGTACGCCTGGACACCGCGGCTGCTCTCCTGGAGCGTGTCCAGAGAGAGGTCGCCAACAGTGAACGGGACAGCGAGAGACACCGCGGTCGGCGTCGTGCCGTCCTCGACAGTGATGGAGCCGTCGAACAAGTGCTTGATAACGTCAGATGCAGCCATGGTGGCCCCCTATTGCAGTGCGAGCCGGTGGATAGCTCGGAAGGTGATCGTCGATAGAACGAACTCGAACTCTGTCGTCGGCTCGCGCGCAGCGGACTCGAAGACCAGATGGAGGTCGATGCGGCTGATGCCCTCGACCGTCGTGATCGCGGTCGACTCCAGCCCGAGCAGCGCATCGAAGTCCGCGACCTGATTGTCCGCGCGATGATTCCCGGCCAGCTTGACCTCGATCGTCGTGTTCACCATCACTCCCTCGGGCCGTCGCTGCCGCTGGGAGGTCGGATGGATGGCGGACAGAGGAGCGCCGACAGCGCACGCGCCGTGCATCAGAAGACGGGCGTCCATCCCGAAGAGGTCCGGATGGAACCGCGACTTCGTGAAGGAGGGAGACGCGACCAGCGCTGCCTCGACGCGCTGCCGGACTGCTGCGACAGAGAGCGCGGTCATCGGACGGACCGAGCGCGGCCGCCGCACATCCAGAGCGTCCCGTGCCCGCGACGACGGCGCACGTCATCCGGCGTCCCGTCCTCGTCCGAGTCGTAGCGGAACGTCAGCCGGCGCCACGTCTGCTCGTACTGTCGCCGGTACTGCTGCGCGCGAGCCTCGTAGGCTTCGTTCAGTCGCGTGCTCAAGTCCTCGAAGACCATCGCCAGCGTCAGCTCCAGATGTGGACCTCGAAGAGCAGACGCGGACAGGATCAGCGCGGGACGGTTGCCTTCCTGGATCAGTCGCTGGCTGATCTCGATCCAGGCTTCGTCCCTGAAGGTCTGGTAGTCCGCGAGACTCGTGATCGGAGTCGTGCCCTCCGGATCGAGAGAGCTGACACGCTTGTAGAGGTCCGCATCCGTCAGCACCGGGTAGAGCGCAGCGCGGACCAGCATCGCCTCGTTAGCGAACTCGTAGGTCTCGCCCTCGACGGTCGCGACGTAGCTGATCCGCCATCCGTCCCCGAGACTCTCGGAGGCCGTCGAGGCGCCCGAGACGGTCACGGTCGCGACCTTGTCTCCGTCCGACAGGACCGGAGTCGGCTCTGCGAAGACGGTCCCGTCCGGGCGGTAGATGGTGGCGCTGACGCTCGACAGGGTGTGTCGGGCGCCGTGCTGGTAGACCTCAAGCACCGCGTGCGAGTCGCGTTCCCGGACGAGAATGTCAGGGAGCGCGAACCGCGCAGCGTAGAAGGTCGTCCCATTGTGCGCCATCTGCTACCGCTCCTTCCGCCGGTCTGCCTTGACTGCCTGCCTCACGGCTTCGCGACGAGCCTCGGAGCTGGGAACGCCCTGCTCTCGAAGCCGCTTCTCGAAGCGGTCCCGAGCGTCTCGGATGCGCTGGTCTTCTCCGCTCATGCCTTGCCCCGCTTCCGCGTCGCGGGCGGAGCCGGCTCGGGCTCTCCCTCGACACGGCGCCACGCGGCATCCAGCCGGTCGAGAGCTGCGTCGATGCGCTCGACGTCCTGCGCTGCAAACTTGTTGAAGTCGGCCGAGACGACCTTCCGCTGCCGACGAGAAAGCAGCTCCTCCCGGAGCACGTCGACGACTGCGGGATCTGGCGGAGCGATGTAGCCTTCCGCCATCAGATGACGGAGCCACGCGCGGTAGCCCTGCTCGTCGCTGAGCCACGAGACGCGCGAGCCGACGGAGCGCGGCTGCTCCCAGGCCGTGACGTGGATCGGTCCGGCCTTGCCGTCGAAGACGCGGACGTAGCCCGCGAGACCGTCGGGCGTCATGCTCGCAGGACAAGACTCGGGAGGGAGCAGGGTCCACCCTGCCTTCCGAGCGTCGACCTCTGCGCGGGTCGTGTCGCCGTAGTGATCGACGTTGTTCACTCCGCGCGCGTGCGACATCCGAGACAGGACCGGGAGAAGCTCTCCCTCGACCTCGTGCCAGCGCGCTGGATGGTGCTTCAGAGTGAAGTCGGGCCGCGCTGCCTCGTTCAGAAGTCGCGCGGGACCGGTAGTGCGGCGGACTGGTGCTCGTCCGCCTCCGATGAAGTCCGTCGGCATTGTGCTCTCTCTGCTTCAGGGTGTGGGTGTGGGTAGATGGACCGGGGCCGAGCCGGGACCGAGAGAGAGCGAGAAGCCCCCGCTCGGCCCCAGCCCGGAAGCATCACGCGTCCGTGACGATAGAGACCCCGAGGGCATCCTGGAGGATGCTGCAGCCGAAGTAGGCGTTCCCGGTGATGGCGGTCAGAGCGGTCGCGCTGTTGCGCTCGTACTCGACAGCGATCACGGTCCCGGCCGGGAACTGGAGCGCACCGCCGAGAGCCGCGATCGGACGGACCGAGCCCTCTGCCATGCCGACAGCGCCGTAGCCCATCATGGCGCCGGCTCGGTCTGCGCCCGCGTTCGCCGTCGGCACCTTCGAGGACTTGTAGAGGTCCACGCCCATGAAGGAGCCGGCGTAGCCCTGGCCCTTTGCAGCGAGCATCTCGACGGTAGCCGGGGAGAACGCGATCGCGTTGCTGGCCTCGGCGCGGATGCTGTTCTGCAGGTCGGTGAGCTGCACAGGGTGCAGGACCGAGACGTAGGGAGTCGGGACGTTCGCCTGCTCCAGCGCGAAGAGCGCGGAGAAGAAGTCGTCGACGGTCATGTTCGCGCCCGAGGTGCCGACGGTCGTGGAGAAGCCGTCGATCGTGTCACAGATGGCGTTCGTGACGGCCATCTCGTAGGCACCGACCATGTCGGCAGCGAGCCGCTCGACGGTGAGGCCGACCGAGTCGGTGAGGTTCATCAGGTCGCTGATCTCGCGGCGCAGAGCGTAGCGGGCGATCGTGATGTCCGCGGAGCCGTCGGTCAGCGGCGTGTTGGTCGGGGAGGCGGTCTCGGCGCCGACTGCAGCCATCAGGTCGTAGCCGTCGAGGCCGGCCTGGGGCACGGAGAGCACCGAGGAGCCGCGGCCCGCGATGTTCCCGGCCTGGAAGATGGCGGGATGGTTGCGGAGGCTGAACCGGTCAGCGAGCAGAAGCTGAATCTCGGCGTTCAGAATCTTCGCAAGGCGGATGTCGCCACTGCCCGAGTAGAGGATCTCGTTGGCCATGATGGCTCCCTGTGCGCCTTTTCGGCGCGCGCGTGTGGGTAAATCGTTCAAGCCCGACGCGCGTTTTACGGGGAGCGACCCGAGGGCACACCGGAAGTCTACGGGGTCCGGTGTGCCCTGTCAACGGTCAGATGACCGACGTACCCTTGAACCGATCCCGGTGCTGCCGGTACTGCGCAGCAGACATCGTCATCGGGTCGAGAGCCTGCGGCGCCGAGTCAAACGCCTGCGCTCCCTGGTTCGGGTTAGGGACCGGCGCTGCCTGCGGAGCTGCCGGAGCCGGTGCCTCTGCCGGAGGCGGTGCGAGGTGCGGACGGAGCACGAGCGGCGCTGCGCTCGGGTCCTCCTTCCAACTGTTCAGCGCGTCCGCGAACGCCGGCCGATCTGCCTCGGGCATCCGGCTGTAGGCCCACCGTGCGGCCTCGTACAGCTCGGGATCCGTGACGCCGATCCGAGCCGCGGCCTGATACTCGGACAGACCCTGCGTCGCCTGCTTCGCTGCGGACTCGGCCGCTTCGAGCTGCTTCGCGAGCGTGTCGGCCGTCGCAGCGCGCTCCGACAGTCGCTGACCCTCGGCCTCCAGCTCTGCGATCCGCGCTTCGAGCGCGGCCCGCTGCTCGACGACCTTCGAGAACCGCGCGTAAGGGACCGTCTTCTCTGCCTCTGCCTGCTTCTCTTCGCTCATTGTCTCTCTCTCCTGAGATGGCGCATCAGCGCCCGGTTTCGTTCTCCTCTGGACCAGACCTCGAACCACTCCGCATCATAGCGACGCAGCTCGCGGATCGCCCATCGGCCTCCAGCGTCTCCGCCCCATGCATGCCACGCGACCCAGCCTCTCCCGAGATCGCTCCAGGTCTCGCCCTGCTTGTCCACGAGATGGCGCGACAGGTAGCCGAGCATCCTGCGCAGCGTCGGGATCGAGACGTTCCGTCGGTTCGACAGGTCTCGTGCTCGGGCG